CAGCAACATGAGTGAAGTACAGATGGCAAGACGGTGTCCTGACGCCGTTCTTTCAGGGACGGGCCGAATCCGGGGCTATGAACTCCTCTTCAAAGGTTCCCTGACAGGATGTTACGCCACTATCGAGAAGAAGGCGGGAGCCTTCGTGCCGGTTGTTTTCTGGCGCATTTCTACGGCGGATGAACGGCGGCTCGATGCCTATGAAGGCTTCCCGCGGTTCTATTATAAAAAAGAAGTGGATGTGGAAACAGATGACGGCATCATCAGCGGTCTTGTGTACATCATGCACGAAGACCGGCGGTTCGGTAGTCCGAAGGACTGGTATTATCAGAACATGGAGCGGGATTACCGCAGGTTCGGTTTCGACCTGTCCATCCTGCGGGCCGGCCTACGGCACAGCCGGGAACGGATGGAAGGAACGCGGGTCCGGCTTATCGCCATGGATGACAGGCAAGCTCCGCCTAAGGGAACTGAAGGCACCGTCCAGTTCGTCGATGATGCCGGGACCATCCATGTACAGTGGGATACGGGCAGCAGTCTCGGGCTGATACCCGGAGTTGATGAATGGGAAGTCATCGAATAAGATGCATAAATATCGGATAGGCAGTCAGCGTCGAACTATTCGAAGACAATGGCCACGCCATCGAATGGGTCATGAAGAATTAAAAAAGAGAACCAGAGGGGAACGCAGATGCGGTCCCCTCTGTCGTACAGCCCGCAAGGGCTTTTTTATTGGGAGGTGAGCGTCATTGGCTGTACGAGGAAGAAAACCGAAACCGACAGGCACTCAAGGTGCTGGAAGGGCAATCCCGGCCATCGGCCCGCTCAATAAGAAAGAACCCATGCCCAAGGGCAAACTGCCGCGCTGCCCGGAGTGGCTGGAAGATGACGCCAAGAAAGAATGGAAGCGGCTCGGAAAAGTCCTCGCCGAGATGGGGATGCTGACCGAAATTGACCGTGCTGCCTTTGCCGGTTACTGTCAGGCTTACGCCCGCTGGAAAGGAGCTGAGGAATTCATCACCCAGCACGGCGACATGGTACGGACGCCGAACGGATATCTGCAGCAGGTACCGCAGGTGTCCATTGCCCAGACGAACCTCAAAATCATGCTGAAGTTCTGCGAGCAGTTTGGCCTGACGCCGTCTGCCCGGAGCCGCATGATTGGAGAAGAAACGAGTAGCGACCGAGAAGTGGATGAAATGGAATTAATCTTAAGGGGGTGAGTGATTTGGCGTTTGTATATAAGCCGTCAGCGTTCATGCTGCCGGATTCCCATTACGATAAGGACAAAGCTGACAGGGCGGTTGCCTTCATCGAAAATCTCTGTCATACAAAAGGCAAATGGGCCGGGCAGCCGTTCCTGCTCCTGCCGTGGCAGGAACAGATTGTGCGTGATCTCTTCGGCATCGTCAAGGAAAACGGGCAAGCGGCAGTTCCTGACGGCCTATATAGAGATTCCAAAGAAGAACGGAAAGAGCGAGCTGGCTGCCGCTATCGCTTTGTACCTTCTTTATGCCGATAACGAACCGAGTGCCGAAGTGTATGGTGCGGCCTGTGACCGAAACCAGGCGTCTATCGTCTTTGATGTGGCACGGCAGATGGTCGAGATGAGTCCGGCCCTGATGCGCCGCTCCAAGATACGGACGGCGGGCAAGCGCATCATCAATTATCGCAACGCCGGGTTCTACCAGGTGCTGTCGGCGGAAACCGGGACCAAACACGGACTCAATGTGTCAGGCCTGGTCTTTGACGAAATCCACGCCCAGCCGAACCGCAAGCTCTATGATGTCCTGACCAAAGGCTCCGGCGATGCCCGGGAGCAGCCGCTCTTCTTCATCATCACCACGGCAGGCAATGACAAGAACAGCATCTGCTACGAACTGCACACAAAGGCCCTGGACTTGATGGCAGGCCGAAAGAAAGATTCCACCTTTTACCCCGTGGTCTATGGCCTGGAACATGAGGAAGACTGGACGGATGAAGCAAACTGGTACAAGGCGAACCCGTCCCTGGGTCATACCATACAGATTGACCGCGTCCGGGAAGCCTATCGGAATGCCGTCGAAAATCCGGCGGAGGAGAATGTGTTCAAGCAGCTCAGATTGAATATCTGGACTTCGGCCAGTATCCGCTGGATACCGGAACAGGTCTATGACAAGGGGAATCTCCCTATGGACCGCGATGCTCTGCGGGGACGGCTGTGTTACGGCGGACTGGACTTATCCAGCACGTCGGATATCACGGCCCTGGTCTTGGCCTTCCCGCCACGGACGGAAGAGGAGAAATATATCCTGCTGCCATTCTTCTGGCTGCCGGAAGACACACTGGAACTTCGCTGCCGGCGTGACCATGTCCTCTACGATGTCTGGCAGAAGCAGGGCTTCATCCAGACTACGGAAGGGAACGTCATCCATTACGGCTTCATTGAAAAATTTATCGAACACTTGGGCGAAACCTACAATATCCGGGAAATCGCCTACGACAGGTGGAACGCCACCCAGATGGTGCAGAACCTGGAAGACATGGGGGTTACCATGGTTCCCTTCGGCCAAGGGTTCAAGGATATGTCGCCGCCGTCGAAAGAGCTGTTCAAGCTCCTGATGGAAGGGAATATCATCCATGGCGGAAATCCTGTTCTCAAATGGATGGCGGGCAATGTTGTCATGAGGCAGGACCCTGCGGGAAACATTAAGCCGGATAAAGAAAAATCCGTCGAAAAAATCGACGGAATCGTGGCGTCCATCATGGCGCTGGACCGCTGTATCCGCAACGGAGCAGGCTGTAGCAGTGTCTATGATGAACGGGGCGTTATTGTTTTTTGAGTAATTGGATACGTGCTTCTATTTCTTTCAGAGCTTTTTTATGAAGCATTTCAGGTTCTACGGCGTGACTGCGTGAATCCCATAGTTCTTGTAGTGCTTTTATTGCTAAGTTAGTACCTAAAAGCTGAGCGGCAAAGGCATCAGCTTCTCTTTCAGGAGGATAACGGTTCCTGGTGGTAGCTTTTTTCTATCTTTCGTTATTGCTGCATATTTTTGATAATGATTTAATACAATATGACCTACTTCATGAAAAATCATAAATAAACATTCCTGCTTTTCTGTTACTAGTCTTTCAAAAAAAATATTACCAATTAGGGAGTGTAAAATAGTTTGTGTAAATCGGTATTGCATGAATCTACTTTATGCCCCATACTGGGTAAACAAAGATAAGGACGGTAACAGAATGGCAAAGTGTAAAACTCCACCAACTACCCCAGGCGAGCAGATTGCTCAGCAAATCCTCAACAACTACGACATCAAGAGCGCGGAAGACGTACAGGACGTCCTGAAGCAGATTTTTGGCCCCATTTTTGAGTCCATGCTCAAAGGTGAGATGGAAAATCATCTCGGCCATAAGAAGCATGAGCGCTCCGAAGACGGTGACAATGTCCGGAACGGCTATTCATCCAAGACGCTCAAGACCTCTCTGGGCGAGGTTCCTATCCGCGTCCCTAGGGATCGCCAGAGTACGTTTGAACCGCAGATCATCAAGAAGCACCAGCGCGACGTTTCGTCCATCGAGGGCAAGGTACTGGCGATGTATGCCCGTGGCATGAGCCAACGCGACATCGCTGCAACCATCGAAGACATCTACGGCTTCCAGATGTCACATGAACAGATCTCCACCATCACAGGCTGCGTCATGGAAGAGGTCGAGGCATGGCGGAATCGTCCGCTCCAGTCGTTCTATCCATTTGCTTTCGTCGACTGCATCTACGTATCGCTGCGCACGGAGTATGGCGTCCAGCAGGTGGCCGTCTATGTCATGCTTGCCTATGACGTCAACGGCTGCAAGGATGTCCTTGGCCTCTGGATCAACGAGACGGAGAGCAAGCATGCCTGGATGCAGATCTTCGACGAGCTGCGGGCTCGCGGCGTTAAGGATCTTGGCATCCTGTCCATGGATGGCGTGAGCGGATTGGAGGAAGGCGCCAAGGCTGTATTCCCGCATGCCACGGTTCAGCGCTGCATCGTACACCTCATCCGCAATTCCATCCGCTACATCCCACGCAAGCAGTGGAGTGCATTCACGAAGCAGCTGAAGCTCATCTATGGTGCCATCAACGTCAAGCAGGCCCGTCAGGAATTCGAGAAGTTCAAGACCGACTGGCAGGCTTATCCAGGCGCGGTCAGCGTATGGGAAAACAATTTCTCACACGTCGAGCAGCTCTATAACTATGGCAGTGCCGTGCGCAAGATCATGTACACGACCAATGCCATCGAGAGCGTCAACTCTAGCTTCCGCAAGGTGACCAAGAAAGGCGCTTTCCCCAACGAGGATGCAGTCTTCAAGATTTTCTACCTACGCATCCAAGAGCTCTATAAAAAATGGAAGGGTCGTCACGTCGCAAACTGGGCGATGGTCCGGAACCAGCTGCTCATGGACGACAGGATGTCTCAGCTTATGCAGCAATACGATGTTGCTTATTGAATCGATTTACACAAAACTCTTGACACACCCAACTTTATCTTTATATACTTTAAGTTTAGCAACTAATTCACTGTCGACAATCTGCGTTTCCGTCACACCAATTGTATAGAATGCACTAATAGGGGAAAATTGAATATCTGGATTATGATCGATATGATGAACGAGAAAGTTAACATCGGTATAGCTATCTTTCCGATGCGCATCAAGAATTCCACAACCGATATGGATTGGATCCATATCAGCAATACGCTGTTTATACTCTTCTGTCGTTTCAAAGGCGCCGCGTTTCAAAACGTCTTGTTCTTGTAGTTCTATATTTGAAGCTTTAAATTTCCCGACCAAGCTTAATGGATCAACATTGAAATTATCTTCCAGTGTAGAATTTTGATTTTTTATGGATAAATTTCCTGTATTCACTAAAATATTGTGTATAATCTCCATATCCCCAGAAGAAAATTGTTCCAGTATATATTTTTTCCCTTTTTTCTGGCCATACCATACAGTCAATATCAACACATCATCTAAGCATTGACGGATATTGTTTTTATTATACTCAGTATCTTCATGGATTTTCTGATTAATTAGACGACGAACCGCATGAAATCTTTGGCTGATTTTTAAATTTAAGATATTTCGCCCTTCTAACTCATTAATCCCCTGGAAAGATTCTGGCTTTGTGCGCCTAAATCACGAACCATATATTCCAGTGCTTGGCGAATTTTTAACATTACTACATCATACTCTTCTTCCTGTTCTGCTTGGGAGCATTGTGCATATAATACCGGAAAATCATCCTTCAAAAAATTAAATCTTGATTCCGTCATGCGTTTTTCCTCCTGAATTTGTTATCGAAATCAACAGCAAGGTATCGTGATAATCCGGATTATCACGATACATCCGGTAAAAGTTTTGTATTATGTACAAATTATATCACAGTCTCGTCTACAACAAAAAATGCAGCAGATAAATCCATTGACCTTTACAAAAAACACCCCGCCTTTAAAGGCAGGGTGTTTTCTTAATTTATTTGACATGGTCAAACAGCATCGCTAGATTCAGCATCTTTCAGCAGTACTTCGCTTTTCTCCGATGTATCAACTTCTATATCTGGATGAAGGATTTTCCAGCACCCTTGTTTTACACGGTCGAGTAACGGTGTACTTTCCTGCGGTTTAGCTACATTGCCGACAGTCGGCTGGATTCCCAATTCTGTGAGATCATCGAAAATACGCTGCATGGCTTTTTCCGGATTACTATAGTATTCGCTGCCGCGCAGGCGGATGAACCGCCAGCCAAGACGTTCCAGGATGGTTTGGCGTTCCATGTCCGCACGAATCTTTGCATCACCACTATGCCAGCGTTCACCGTCACATTCAAGAGCCACACGTCCCTGGGCATCGCTTATCACCATGTCAATACGGTAGCTGCCGACTGGCCACTGCTGTACGACCTGATAGCCTTTCGTAACCAGTGCTTTCGCAACAGCTTCCTCAAATGGCGATTCCGCTTTGCGTTCAATCTGTTCATACTCCTGCTGCAAAGCATGCGGATTATTAGCATAGTCAAGCAATCGCTTACGAATATCTCCGTCCTTGAGATCCTTGCCGGCGTCAAGCGAATGGACGACAAAGAGCTGATCACGGGCACGGCTGACAGCAACATTGTAGCGTTTATAGTTATCATGTGCATCCAGGCTCCGCAAGGCAAGCGGACCGCTTGATTCATTGCTGTCCACCATGCTGAGCAGGATGACATCACGTTCGTCGCCTTGGAACTGCGCAGCATCGCCGCAAATGATTTCGTGCCGTTCAATAACCGCAAGATCAAGTGCTTGCATCAGGCGCGTACTAATAATCTTTGCTTGGTCCTCACCAAGAAGCGAAATGATACCGAATGTCTTATCTTCATATTCCGGCAGCTGAAGCATACTTTGAATGAGCGCAACAATTGTATCTGCCTCAACGGTATTTGTTTTACCGTTGGCACTGCGATGTCCATCAACCCGGTAATTTACGACTGCCGGAAGAAGATTGCAATTGCTTGTATCACGTAATGGCTTGATTTTACCATCATAGCAAAGTTGGTTGCAGAAGTTAATGATATCTGGCACGCAGCGGAAATGTTCATGCAGCATCAATGGCTGACAAATGGTCGTTGCAATGTCATAAAGCGACGTGTTCCCTGTGTAAAGTGTCCAGTTCGGAATACGGTCTTTGATATACGCCTCTGCTACTGCATCCATTTTATCAATGTTCATACCGACAGCCATCGGGCTGACCTGCTTATCATCACCGACGATAACGACCTTCTTTGCAAGATATATCAACGACAGTGATGTAACATCTGCCTGACTGGCTTCGTCAACAATCATAACATCAAACTTATTGCGTCCCGGCACCATGTTATTCATGACAGAATTCAGCGTCATAATCCAGACCGGCACAGCTTTCTGACATTTCGCCATGAGCCGCTTGGCCTCAGCACGATACTTCGGTGCACGTTTACCTGTACCACGGCCAATTTTCTTCGTGACCTGCTTCCAGCCTTGCAGGTTCTGTTTCATGCCCGTATCTGCCTCAACACGCTGTAGCAGATAATACCATGCCCGATACTCGGCCAATCTCCCTGTTACTTCACGATAGTTGCGTGACAGTTCCATACTTTGACGTTGTAATTCGTCAAATGGCTGAGCCGTGATATCAGCAAGCATCTGGCTGTACTGCTTCACCCGCCAAGCTTCCTCAATCTTTTCAGGAACTTCGCTTTCCCCGCATTTCCCCACTCGATCACGGATGGCATTAGCCCATGTCGGTGCAACAGGATATAAACGTTCTAAATATTCCTTGCGGCGATGTTGCAAAGTGTACTTCTGATAGAGAGTGCTGAGTTCATAATAGAGCTTCGTGTAAAGAGCCATATCCTGTGCCAGACCGGCATCCCTCAGTTTCGTACAAAGAGCCGATCCCAGCGATGTTGCATTATCAAGGGCCTGGTAAATATCGTCCAAACCGCTTTTCACATTAGCTAACTCTGTCGCATTCTTTTGAATGGCTATCAACGTCGGCAGTAATGTATTGAATTTGGTCAGGATTTTTTGAATCCGTGTTGCATCATCATCAAAATCACTATGTACAAAAATAGCTTCCGGACTCATGCCGGATTTCTTCATAAGGGTACAGAGATTCTGAAAATCCCTTGAATACCAATCTAGCCAATGCGTAATTTTATCAGTGATATTTCTAGCTACGCGTTCCGGTTCCCTACCGCCGCCAAGTTCTTCAAAAACAGGAACTCCCGTCCCTTTCATCAGCTCATTCCAATAGCGGGCACATTCATTACGCATGTCGCGTAAGTTCAGAAAACTCAGAACGGTATCACATTTTTCCGCCGAATCCATAGTGCTGCCATTGATGTGGATGCCATTAGATGCTTTTTCATACCTCTTGTTGACTAACTTCTTCCACCACGGAATCTTACCATTGTTCGCATAAAGCGACTTCATCTCCGGCAGCAATTCCCGCAATTCTTGTAAATTAATAGTGTCGTCGATTGTAACATCCTTGCCGAAGAGTGCATCTGTAAATTTATCTGCGTAATTACAGGTCTTCATGATGGCATCACGGAGCTTTTCCCAACGCTGACGTGGACCAACACCACGCGCACCATCGGCAGCAACCATAATCATCCAGTCTTCCACTTTATCAAGGTTAGATAAATATTTTTGCAAATCCGACAATGCTTCATTTTCAGCTGCCCGAAGGTGAATGACATTGTCTGCCTGTGTAACTTCAAGGACGGTTCCGTCGGTAACTTCTCCGTCTTTTTGCGTGACTAACTCTATCTGTGCATCAATTTTCGCAGCCTCTTCCTTAATTTGTTTATTCAAAGCATCATGCTTTTCTAACAAGTTCCGGAATTCTTCAGGTGAAGCGAGCTTCGCTGGATCAGGAAGATTGGCATCCAACTCCTTTTGTTCATCGGCTGTAATCTGTGTATTCGATTGATAGAGCTGTGCAAGCTCTTCAAAAGAGAGCGGCAACGGCGCACCTGTTGTAATCTGACCGGGAATATAATCTAATTCAGAAGCATGGGAATGTACAAAGCGTGCGGCTTCAGCCGGTGATACGCCTTCACCATTGTAAGTCAGTGGCTCGTATTCACGGAAATTGATGGCATAGATTTTCTTGCGGACTTCTGCCAGCCTATCGATAATCGACTTGCGTTCCTCCTGCGCTTCGGCAGCCTTACGGGAAAGCTCAGCTGTTGTATGTTGTGACATATATTCCGTGATTCCATCAACGGAGCTTTCCATGTCTTTGTGTGAATCGTCGAGTATTGAAACGCAAAGGCTTTGAAGTGCTTCGGGCAGCTTATCCTTCAATACGTTCAATGCCTTTGGGGTGTAACTAGTAACAAGCACGCTATTTCCCAACGCCAGAAAATGTCCGATGAGATTTGCAATCGTATGCGTTTTACCAGTACCAGGAGGCCCCTGTACGAGTACAGCATCATGTGTACTAATCTGACGCGCGATTTCAAGCTGTTCCTTGTTCGCCGGCTTCGTCAGAAGAATATCGACGTCTTCGCCACCGACCTCTGCCAACTGCTGTTCTAATGTGGGTTCACCATAGTCAATAACTGGTGACGCAATATTAGCGCCTGCGATATTGCAGAGCGGCACGGGAATCTCTCCGCCTGCATCGACATCAGCTACCATCGTATTTAAAAACTTTACAAGTCCATCCAAACGGCGGCGTAAGAAAAATACAGGGCGCTGCTGTAAGAAAAGTTTATCCGCTGTTCCCTGCGGTATATCTTCATCGGCTTTCGCAAACCTGCCGTCAACACAAAGACTGTGAATAGTCGCCTGTAAGAATGCTGGCGTATCGACACGGTCCAATGGATGATAAAATTCTGCATCAAGCCGTCGTTGCAGGTCCTGTACCACACCATGATTTACCATATCAAGATTTGAAAGCAGCAGCGTATAAAGTTCAGGATCTTGATCTGTATCGCAAATTTCAATTGTATTGCTGTCTGAATGAAATTCAATGCGTACACGTTTTGAAAGAATCGGATGATTAACTAAATGACCTGTACGGTCTTTGAGAATGCCATTGCCGACCATAAGTTCCAGCGTTTCCGAATTCTGACTTAACTGAACATGCATTGTATAAAGGACACGGAACAAATTACGTATACTCTCTAATTTTTGCTCTTCACTCGCCCAAATGTCCCAAGCTTTAATCCAATCCTGGTAATCAGCAACCCGCTTTGGGTCATCTGTGAACTTATCGTATACGATTTTCCCCTGCTCATCTTTCAGCGGATTACCGTCACCACCCTTGCGAATGACCACTGCTTTGTGTTTAGGTCTCTTTTTCGCATGACTCCAGCCATCTTCATCCAACCAATTAAGAACATTATCCGGTGGCTTCGGTGCCTCCTGAAGAGCTGGATTGTGGACAGACATCAGTACCGGCGATAAATTCTCTTCTTCTTCGTCTACACGGTCGCGATAATTGACTGTGATTTCGTCAGTCCCATCAGGTAATGTATCAAGAAATAGAGACCATGGCTCATCTTTTATATCGGTAACGGTTCTTGTCCTGAGGCTTCCAAGTTCCTTTAGGAAATTTAAAATTGCAACGACGTCCTTGCGTTTATCCATAACATTACTCCAATCTATGTGCTTTTTACGCATGATTTTAGTCTATCAGACATTTTATACAAAAATTTCAATATATTCTAATTATATTACACTTTCTGCACAAGAATCAAAATTCATATTTTATTTTAGCTGATTTCATTCTTTACTTTTAAGTATATTCATTATGTGTTATATTTAATATAAAAAAGAGGTCGTTAAAATGAAACCAACAAAAATTATTCAATTGGGAATCGTAGCCACAACTATAGCCCTCATCTTTCCACCTGTGCATTATAAAAAAATAGTCAATGGGAAATTTGTCGATTACATCTCAGACGGTCACAATATGATTTTCTCCATCCCCGCAAAGTATTACATAGATTGGACAACGTTGGTCTTGGAATTAGCTATTATACTTTGTATAACGTTCTTCTTCTATTACAGAAGCCGTACAAAATCAGCTAACACAAACACCAAAACCGAATCATCTGACAGTTTTATGATTCCAGCAAAGCCAGATATCCCCACCGATTGGATAATCAATGGAATCCATACTGACGAAAATTTTTTGAAAGCAGATATTAGTAATTGTATCGGCAAAATTACACGCTCAACACCGCCAATAGAAAGGCCCTATAAGCGAGGCACTGGAACACTGGTAAAATATTATGGCGAATATGGATTTATCGCTGCTGTGAACAATCAAATAGTAGTTGTCCATTCTACCAAACCAGGAGCATCGACACCAAGGGGAATTACTATTGGAATATCAACAATTCATGATGTCATTAACAAATACGGGTTAATGATGTCGAAGATACGACATGATGGAAGAAATCATTTATTCGTATATTCCCAAGACAGTGCTGATTTAGGTTTTTTCGTTGATGATAGAGGCATCGTAGTAGCCATTGAAGCTAACATCCCTTTATGCTAACACAGACCTAGGTAACAGAAGTCCCTAAATCAGCAAATTTTATTTTCCCAGAAAACCACCTTATCGTGGTATTCGCTATCTAGACTTTGCCATAGACTTATGCAATTCGTTGTTCATAAGTCTATGGCTTTTAATTTTATTTGTGTCATCAATGACATGTATGTATTGGCGTGCACGCGCTTCAATTAACAGCTCCTAGGAAATTTTGTTTTGTCGAGACATCTTAGGTCTCTTTTTGTTTTAAACAAATTTCCACCAAGTGAGACTGCTGGGAACTTCCCAAGTATTCCCCGTATATGAAAATTTTTATTTGTACATAATCATGACGATTCCACGGGACATTCCGTTTACCTACACATGTGTAACTTAGCCTACCTACACATGTGTAGGTTTCCCCGGAAGCAGTAGAGTGCCTTTACGAAGCAGTTGAAATGCAGTTATGGTGCCATCAATATAGAAGAAGTACGACGTGCTTTCGAACAATTTAAGCAGGATGGCAAAGGTCCCCCGGCACCATCGCTGTCTGAGAAAACAGCTTCCAACACGTCGAGCAGCTCTTCAATTGGGTGTGTCAAGAGTTTTGTGTAAATCGATTCAATAAGCAACATCGTATTGCTGCATAAGCTGAGACATCCTGTCGTCCATGAGCAGCTGGTTCCGGACCATCGCCCAGTTTGCGACGTGACGACCCTTCCATTTTTTATAGAGCTCTTGGATGCGTAGGTAGAAAATCTTGAAGACTGCATCCTCGTTGGGGAAAGCGCCTTTCTTGGTCACCTTGCGGAAGCTAGAGTTGACGCTCTCGATGGCATTGGTCGTGTACATGATCTTGCGCACGGCACTGCCATAGTTATAGAGCTGCTCGACGTGTGAGAAATTGTTTTCCCATACGCTGACCGCGCCTGGATAAGCCTGCCAGTCGGTCTTGAACTTCTCGAATTCCTGACGGGCCTGCTTGACGTTGATGGCACCATAGATGAGCTTCAGCTGCTTCGTGAATGCACTCCACTGCTTGCGTGGGATGTAGCGGATGGAATTGCGGATGAGGTGTACGATGCAGCGCTGAACCGTGGCATGCGGGAATACAGCCTTGGCGCCTTCCTCCAATCCGCTCACGCCATCCATGGACAGGATGCCAAGATCCTTAACGCCGCGAGCCCGCAGCTCGTCGAAGATCTGCATCCAGGCATGCTTGCTCTCCGTCTCGTTGATCCAGAGGCCAAGGACATCCTTGCAGCCGTTGACGTCATAGGCAAGCATGACATAGACGGCCACCTGCTGGACGCCATACTCCGTGCGCAGCGATACGTAGATGCAGTCGACGAAAGCAAATGGATAGAACGACTGGAGCGGACGATTCCGCCATGCCTCGACCTCTTCCATGACGCAGCCTGTGATGGTGGAGATCTGTTCATGTGACATCTGGAAGCCGTAGATGTCTTCGATGGTTGCAGCGATGTCGCGTTGGCTCATGCCACGGGCATACATCGCCAGTACCTTGCCCTCGATGGACGAAACGTCGCGCTGGTGCTTCTTGATGATCTGCGGTTCAAACGTACTCTGGCGATCCCTAGGGACGCGGATAGGAACCTCGCCCAGAGAGGTCTTGAGCGTCTTGGATGAATAGCCGTTCCGGACATTGTCACCGTCTTCGGAGCGCTCATGCTTCTTATGGCCGAGATGATTTTCCATCTCACCTTTGAGCATGGACTCAAAAATGGGGCCAAAAATCTGCTTCAGGACGTCCTGTACGTCTTCCGCGCTCTTGATGTCGTAGTTGTTGAGGATTTGCTGAGCAATCTGCTCGCCTGGGGTAGTTGGTGGAGTTTTACACTTTGCCATTCTGTTACCGTCCTTATCTTTGTTTACCCCAGTATGGGGCATAAAGTAGATTCATGCAATACCGATTTACACAAACTATTTTACACTCCCTCGGTGGTGCGAATGGTACGGATTTTATAGCCTACACCGCCTCTGGCACCGACATAGTTGATGAAAGACATATAATCATGTTTTCCGTCACGGCTCATCAACCGTAAGGTACCATCCCTTTGAAGAACAAATTTTAATCGTTCATTATCATAACGAACATTTAGCTGACGGGTATCCAGATATAGGAAGGTTCCTTGGTCTGGAGTCATAAATTCTGTAGCTTGCGCTTGGGAAGAATCAATTAGGAAAAAAGCCAGGCACAAAATAAATACAGATAAATAAGAAATTATTTTTTGTCTAAAACGCATGCACAATCGACCTCCTTCTTTACATGATTTTGGGATTCGGCATACATTCTTTATTTCATTAATTCTATATAGAAAATGAAAATCCTGCGATAAATAAATTTTTTTATTTTATGGTACTTAAAACAATGGTTTCTGTCCTGTTACTGGTGAGAGAGAAAAAAGGCCTCTCGAATCCATTCTTTTTACAAGGGAGGAATCCACTATGAAATTTTTGATTCCACAGGACGAGTACGGTATGCTGGCTAACCCGCAAGGGATTGCCATGGTAGACAGCTTGTTCGTAGCTGAGGCATTTGGAAAAAAACACTTTCATGTATTGAGAGATATTGCCCGGCTTACTGAATCCAAATCTGGATTGAGTGAAAATTTTGCTGCCGGCAATTATTTTCTGGATGTCTATAAGGATGCTACGGGCCGAAAACTGCCCCATTACCTGATGACCCGCGATGGCTTCACTATGCTGATTATGGGGTATACCGGCCCAAAGGCAATGCATTTCAAGGAACTCTATATCCAACGTTTCAATGAAATGGAACAATGCATCCGGTCGCTGCTGTCCGCCAGGCAGGAATTCCCAATGTTGACGGACATGATCTGCCGCCTGCATGAAAATCCGAAGCCGTACCACTTCAGCAATGAGTGCGATATGCTCAACCGCATCGTTCTCGGGATGTCTGCCAAGCAGTTCCGGCTGGCTAATGGTATTGAGAAAGGGCAGAGCATCCGGCCTTATCTTACGGCACAGCAGATTTACGCCTTGGACCGGCTGCAGCACCTGGATTACGGCCTGCTGTATTCCTGCCCGGATTTCCAGCAGCGCAAACAGCTACTCACGAGTTATTACCTTACAGAGTTAGGAGGAACGGAATAATGTTTTATGTCAAAGAACCGATTAGCGACACGATGGAAATCACGATTGAAATCAACGATGAAAATGTATTCTGCCGCTGCCCAATTTGCGGCAGAGAAGTCCTGGTAGATTTGGAAGACGTGCTGGGCGACGGGAATGGCGACCTATTTGGCACATCCGTGATGTGTGAAGATTGTTCCCGGGAATTGATGGAGGCAGGCGATGGAAATGGACCCGAAGCGTAACGCTGAACATTACCCCGACCCCACAGCATATGAAGCCATCCGGAATGTGGAACCTGCAAGGTTCCCATTCCGGCCCTTGGTATACGTGTGTTCGCCTTATGCCGGGGCGATTGAAGACAATGTCATGAAGGCAAGGCGGTACTGCCGCTATGTGACAGACCAGGGAGGTATCCCCTTGGCTCCTCATCTGTTCCTGCCGCAGTTCCTGGATGAAAGGACGGAGCGGGACCTGGCCCTTTTCATGGATATCGCCTTTTTGTCCAAGTGCGCGGAACTCTGGGTGTTCGGTGATGTCATTTCCAGCGGGATGCAGAAGGAAATCGAATATGCCCGGCGTAAGAGAAAGCTGATTCGTTATTTTACGGAGAACTGCAGGGAGGAACATATATGAACTTTACTTTATACACAGCAGACTGCACAGGGAACGAAACGAACTGTTTGTACCCGCATAAGGCCGTCATCAGCAGTCCGGCGGACCTGGCCCGGGCGGCAGCGTATGACCATGTCGCAGCCGCTTATCGGAACGATTACCGGTCGAATGACAATTTCATCTCGGCGGATGCCGTGGTGTGGGACTGCGATAACGACCATACGGAGAATCCGGACGAATGGGTGACGCCAGAAAAGCTGGCAGCCAGTGTCCTGGCCGATATTGCCTTTGCCGCCTCACCGAGCCGCCATCATATGCTGCCGAAGGGAAAGTATTCCGCAAGGCCGCGTTTTCATCTGATAGCGCCTGTTTCGGAATGCACGGACAGGGAAAGGTACGCCGCGCTCAAAAACGCTGGCATGAAACAGTATGCCTTCTTTGACCAGAAAGCCCTGGATGCAGCACGGTTCCTTTACGGGACAGAAGTGAAGCCGGAGGACATATTCTGGCATGAAGGGCGGCTTCGGATTGATGAAGTCCTGGGAAATCTTGAATCCGGCGATAACGAAAACCAGGCAGATCCGTCTCTATATACAGGCGGATCCATTCCTGAAGGCAGCCGCAACAATACGATGTCCCATTTCGCAAGCCGGGTGTTGAAGCGTTTCGGCGATACGGACAGGGCGTATGAAGCCTATCTGGAACGGGCCGCCCAATGCAACCCGCCGCTTCCGGATAAGGAACTGGGGACAATCTGGAAAAGTGCGCTGAAGTTTTTCAGGAACAAAATCGAAGGCAGCGAAGGCTATGTCCAGCCAGATGAATATGACAACCCGTTTGGCAGTAATTTAAAGCCGGACGATTACTCGGATATCGGCGAGGCAAAAGTGCTGGCCAGGGCATGCATGGGAAGGCTCCGTTATACGAGCGCAACGGACTATATCGCATTCATCGGCGACCATTGGTACGAAGACAGGCCGAAAGCCCTCGGCATCATTGAAGATTTCATGGATGACCAGCTGATAGACGCAGAAGACAAGATTCGCATGGCGGAAGAAGCGCTGGTGGCCATAGGCATTCCGGAAGCCGATGTCAGGGCCAGGGGGAAGGCTTTGGCAAACCAAGTGCCAGAGAAAAAACTCGGCCTGCTTCATGCGCTGCTGGGGGCGGACGCCTATAAAAAATTCGTCATGAAATACCGCAATTACCGGTACATCGTCAACACCCAGAATGCAGCCAAACCGATGCTCGCCTTGGATGTCACCGAACTGGACTATGACCCGGAGCTGCTGAATACGCCGGAAGCGACGTATGACCTTACGCAGGGAACAGGTGGCGGGCATCCCCATGACCCGGACGACCTCATTACGAAAATCACGGCCTGCTCGCCGGGCGATAAGGGAGAAGGCCTCTGGCAGGAGAGCCTTGACCTGTTCTTCTGCCATGACCGGGAACTGATTCAGTATGTGCAGGAAATCGTCGGGATGGCGGCTGTCGGGCGGGTCTATGCCGAACAGATGATTATCGCCTATGGCGGCGGGGCGAACGGCAAGTCCACTTTCTGGAACACCATCGCCAGGGTGCTTGGCACTTACTCCGGGAAGATTTCCGCGGATGCCCTGACCATGAGCTGCAAGCGGAATGTGAAGCCGGAAATGGCGGAACTCAAGGGCAAGCGGCTTATCATCGCATCAGAGCTGGAAGAAGGGCAGCGGCTGAACACAGGCATGGTCAAGCAGATTTGTTCGGTTGATCCCATCGAGGCGGAGAAGAAATACAAGGACCCGTTCCATTTCGTCCCATCCCATACCCTGGTTCTGTATACCAATTACCTTCCCAAGGTTTCCGCCAATGATGACGGGACGTGGCGAAGGCTGATTGTCATCCCGTTTAACGCCAAGATTACCGGGAAAAGCGATATCAAGAACTACTCGGATTATCTGTTCAATCATGCGGGGCCTGCCATCATGAAATGGATCATCGAAGGGGCGGAATCGGCAATCCGGAAAGGCTTCAAAATTGATGAGCCCCAAGCCGTGCGGGATGCCGTGGAAAAATACCGTGAGGACAATGACTGGCTGGGACAATTCCTTGAAGACCACTGCGACATTGATCCGTCATTCACAGAGAAGTCCGGGAAACTGTATCAGCAGTACCGGGTCATCTGTATGCAAAGTGGCGAATACATCAGAAGCACATCGGACTTTTATGGCAATTTGGAAAAAGCTGGATTTATCCGCCGGAAGACAAAAAAAGGAATCCTTGTCTATGGCTTGAGGCTGAAAGAAGGACAGGATTTCTTAGACTGAAATGTAAAGGTGCAGGTCGGTGTACCTCTCTATAAAAAGTCCTATAAGGGATAAAAAATATATACCTATATAAGAGGTTTAGGTGAAGACTTTCTAGACCTGCACCCTTTAAATAAAGGGGGGATAGCAATGCGTGAAAAAGAAATCGAACAAAAACTTGTGACGGAAGTCAGACGGTGCGGCGGGATGGCACTGAAATTCGTGTCGCCATCCTATAGCGGCATGCCGGACCGTCTGCTCCTTTTCCCTGATGGAAAAATGGCATTTGTAGAAGTGAAGGCCCGAGGCAGAAAGCCCAGACTGCTTCAGGAGAAACGGCATAAGCTGCTAAGGAAACTCGGGTTCCGTGTGTTTGTCCTGGATGCTGTTGAAGATATTTCCGGGATGCTGGATAACATTATGGAAGGAGGCAGTGCCGGATGAAGTTCGTGCCACATGATTATCAGAAATATGCCATCGACTACATCAAGACCCATCCGGTTACGGCTCTGTTCCTGGACATGGGACTTGGCAAGACAGTGACGACGTTGACGGCCATCCGCGATTTGATGTACGATTCCTTCGAAATCAAACATGTACTGGTCGTAGCGCCATTGCGGGTCGCTCGGGATACTTGGCCGGAAGAAATCCGGAAATGGGATCACCTGAAAATTTTGACTTGTTCTGTCGTGGTCGGCAGCGTGTCAGAACGGAGACGGGCCTTGCAACAGGAGGCGGATATCTATATCGTGAACCGGGAGAACCTAGCCTGGCTGTATCA